TGGGAACAGACTCCGGTTGAAAACCACGTTGAATAAAAGCCGTAATTGGGAGACGATAAAAGATTGCACCGTTTTCCATAATAGCATGAAATAAAATTGACTTACCTGTAATAGCGCTAAGACCAAAGATAATACAATCTTCAACTTCTCCATGATGTTTTTTAAGATCATATAAATATTCTCTTCTTATTTGTGCGTACGTTACAGGTATGTTTGCATTTAAGTAAGCCATATTTTAATATTATCATCAAAGTCCTTGTAGTCTATGGTTATTTCGTCACCTATTTTTATATCTGTTAAAGCAAAACCCTCATCATCAACTGAAGGATTATCACTATGATTTAAATATTTTTCATTGTCAATACCTAAAACTAAAATACCAGATCCAATCTTTCTTTCGTAGGCATGTGTATCTATGAGTTTAGCTAAAGCTAAAGGCATTGATGGTAATTTATTTTTGTTAAATTCCATTTCAAATTCAGGTCTTTCTTCTTTTATTTGTTCTCCTTTTTTTACATTTTCTTTAGAAAAGACACCAATACCATGTATTTTACTTTTATCTAAATAAGTATCTATGAGAAACATTATTTAATACTTCCCCAGTTTTCACCCGACTCGTAATCAACTTTGTTCTTAACTTCAAGAGGCATCGTCTGTTCCATTGTTTCTTTGATTAATTTTGATTCGTGGTCCGTGGTCGAAAAACAAAGTTCATCGTGTATTTGTATATGAGGCACTATACCTTTTTCATAGAGATCTACCATGGCCTTCTTTGTCATATCTGCAGCGGACCCTTGTATCAATCTATTCAAAGCTTTGTAAGTAAATGCTCGTGTGTAATGTTTATCAAAGAACTCACACTCAGGATCTGTTAGTTCTTTATACTTTTTCATTTGTTCTAACTTATAGGCGTCCATAGCTTGTTCTTTATTATTATACAAAGGCACTTCGTCAAATCTTTGTTTGTCATTATTCCATTTTTTATCATTAGTTTCCCATTTATTAAATCTACAAAACCTATCTCCTAGAGTAAACAATAAGCCCTCCTCTGTTGCAAAGTCTGACAAAGCATAAGATAATTGCTTAACGAAAGGTACTTTACCATGATAAGTTTGAAATAATTTTCTAGCATTTACAGAATCTAAACTTAATTCTTTTTGTAATTTTATTTTTCCCATACCATAGAACAAACCCAAATTGATCACTTTAGCTTGTGCTCTTGGTATGTTTGCCATATCTGCAACGATCTGATGAAAGTCAGCGTCTTCTTTATCAAATTCTTCTTGTAAACCATCAGTTCCAGGAAGACCCAATTTGATCGCATAGTGCACAACAATACGAGGTTCTTGTTGTGAGTAATCAAATGACCCCCATTTATAACCATTATCAGGTATAAATAGTTCTCTCATCTTTTTACCAATAAATCCTTTTGATGGAATTTGTTGAAGGTTTGGATTACTCATAGAAAATCTACCAGTTACAGTCCCACCACCATCACCTCTTATCTGATTGATGTCAGCATGTATTCTGCCATTGTGTACGAAACTTAATAGACCATCTACAAACGTGCTTTTAGCTTTATCAAACTCTCTAGCTTTAGCTACTAATCTTAAAAATCTATTCTCATGTTTACGTAAATAATCTTTTGGTAACTGTGGTAGTTTAGACTTCGGTGTTGTTTTATAGTTTGTAATTTCCTGTTGGTCTAATAAATGTTTTAAAGATGAAGCAGCCCATATCTGTACATCTACGTTTGTTTTTAACTTAATAAATTTAATTATCTTATCTCTACATCTTTCTAATCTTTTACCAAACTCCTCAGCTTTTTGGGTATCTATTTTAACGCCCTTAAATTTCATGTCAACTAGACAAGGAAATAATTTTGTTTCTAATTCAAATATATTTCTACAAGTTTTCTTTTCATTATTTTCTGGTTTAGTGTATAATACCTCGTCTAATTTATTATTAAATAACTTCCATAGACGTAACGTTAAATTCACATCTTGTTTTGCATATTCTTTTACAACAGAAGCAGGTAGTTTGTGCATGTTAGTCATAGGATCTTTTACGGTCCCACCAGACCACTCTAATGTTTTTTCTTGTAAGTCGTATTTGTATTTTTCATCTTTCAAATAATCTTTTGATAATGAGTCTAATGAATATTTAAATCTATTTTCATCAATTACAGAAGCTGCAATCATTGTATCAACAATTCTACCTCTCATTTTTTTACCAGTCACAGCTCTTATCCAACAGACATCATACATAGCATTGTGAAATACTTTGGTAATCTTTTCGTTTTGAAAAATCTTTTCATCTAAAGACTCCCAGAGTTTTAATTTTTTATCTAAAGATAAATCTGTATCAGCATGACTTAAAGGAAAGTAAACAGTTTCATTGTCAGTTGCAACAGCAATACCACAAATAAAACCATCACCTCTGATAGCACCTAATCCTTTTGATTTTAAATTTGGATCATATGTTTCAATATCAACTGCTACAGTGTCTATACCTTTTAGATTTAAATCTTCTGGTGTGTTACACATTATAATCCCTTTCGATTATCATCTCTATAAAATGTATTGCTTTCAATAAATCTTCCTTACCATTTTTATCTTGATGCCTTATAATATATTTTATAGCACATCCCTCCGGATATAAAAGTTTATTCTCAACTACAAACTTACTTGGCTGAATCTTATACTTTTGATAGTGACTCCCCCCGTGCTGCTTATCCCATACTTTACTCATTGTCTAACTCCTAGTGTGTATTGTTTTTGTGATGCGATGGTCCAACAATCAATTCTTCCTCGACTGTAACCTACGTACTTCAAACGAAGTTGTGTAAAATAATCTTCTCTTCTTGTTGCAGTTAAATCAACAATAACATTATCAAATGTCATACCTTTTACTTTGTGTATGTTTCCATATTGAACTCGACTTACTTCTTCTACGTCAACACCATCTCTAATTAGTTGTCTAATAAATCTAACTTGCTCTTCATTTATTTTACTTTTTATTCGAGTGTCCAAAAAGTCAATAAACTCAAGGCTTTTTTCATATAAATAACCTTTGTCAATCATCTCTTGAATTGTATATTCTTTATCAATCCATTCTTTAAATGTTTCTTTTCCTTTACCTCTTACGATAGTTTGCATACCCATATACTCCCAAAAATATTTTATTTGTTGTAATGATACTGGTTTACCTTTTACAAACTCTGGCCAGTTCTTATGACATTCAAATTGTTTTTTAGAAACAAATGGATCGTTTCCTACTGCACAAAAGTTAATTCCATTTCTTAATAAAAAAGCCCTTGCCCATTTGTGTGAAGGATTACCTCTAAACGTAAATAAAAAACTTTCTTTTGTATTTTTTATTTTATCTAACAACACTCTCATATGAGAGCAGTCTGTTATATAATCAGGTAAATAATAATGATGACCTATTATATCTTTTGCAGGTTTCCATATTCTATTATACTCATACTCCTGCCAAATCGGTGCTATAATTTTTTTACATAATTCATTTATAGTTTTTCCACATCTCAGTCCTTGTTCTAATTGCTCTGCGTCTTTAGAAATTGTATGAAAATAATCTGCGTCAGCTCCAGCCCATTCAAAAATAGTTTGATCTGGATCTCCTACCATAATAAATTCTTCTGCATTGGTTGCAATTTTTTCTAAAGCTTTTCTTTGCGGAACGTTACTGTCCTGCGCTTCGTCAACTATTAAAACATCTATGTCAGGTGTCTTAACATTGGGATTGTTAAATTCTTGTATCATATCTTCGTAGGCTCGAACCTGTTCGTTTCTTTTATATTCTGTAGCCCACTCAATCATATCATTAATCATTTTTAAATCTTTGTAAGTTTTTAATTCACCTCTTTCTTTTAAGATAAGATAATATTCTTTAGTAGTAAGCCCTCTTCCAATTGCACCCTTAACAAATTTATAGAAGTCATGGTCCTCAGAAACATTTTCTTTTACATCATGGTATCTAAATTCTTTGTGCATTCTACAAAGATTCGCATGATCCTCATCTTTAAATAAAGATTTCTTAATTAATTTACTTTGGCAATATTTATGTATTGTGCAGATTCTATTTTCAAAAAAATCTTCTTCTAATTTCATATCTTTTATTTGTTGTAAATCTTCTACGGCTTCTCTAATTTCATCAGCAGCTACATTCGTATGTGATAACAAAATCATTTTTTCTGGAGAATATATTTTTAAAAGCTCTTGATACTTTTCTTTTAGATAAATATGTGTCTTACCAGTTCCTGGAGGACCAACTATAAATTTAAGATTGCTCATGTGCTATTTGTTTTACCTCCGTAACTTCTTC